CTCCCAGCCGACGATCGTCCGCATCGGCCCGGCGAAGAAGAAGCCCGCGCACAAGAAGCCGCCGGCGACGACGACCACTACGACGCAGCCGACGGAGACGACGCCGATAGCAACGATGCACTGAGCCACTCGGGCGTCCGAGTGGGCCGCAGGGTCTTCGCGTCGACGGTGCCGTGCAGCGTCCAGCCGTCTGCCAGCAGCGTCCCGTCGCGCTCCACGACGTAGTCGAAGCGGAAGCGCGCGCCTCGCACGGCGTGGCACCGTGCGTGCACGAGCAGCCGGTCGTCGAAGAACGCCGGTGACTTGAAGTGTGCGTGCGACTCGAGAACGAGCGACTCGATCCCTTCGTCGCGCAGGCGTTGATAGCCGCCCGCGAAGCGCTCGAGGAACTCGACGCGCGCGACCTCGAACCAGATGAAGTAGTTCGAGTTGTGGGCGACGCCTTGCGCGTCGGTGTCGGCGAAGCGCACACGGATGTGCGCGGCGAACGGGTAGTCGTCCGGATTGTTCACCGAGCCAGACTAGAGTCTGGCACGGCGCCAGTGGCCCCGTCCGCAAGTTCCGTTGTGTGCCTGGACGGCTGCAAACCGTCGCATGACCGCGTCCTCGGTCGGCCACGTACCTACTGGTACGCAGCCTCCCTGCGTCCTTGTCCTGCTCGGTTTTCGCCGCCCATTCACGAACGAACTTACGGACGGAACCACTAGGCCGCCCGGAGCTTCTCGCGCCACTCCGGGTCGAGTGCGCGCAGCCGTCGCACCCGCTCGCCGAGCGGCGGGTGCGTGATGAAGAGGGCACTGAGGTTGTGGTGTACATCGATGGGCTTCTTCGTGCGGCGCGTGAGTTGCAGGGCGAGTTTCGGATGGTGATCGCGGATTTGGTGAAGGCGATGCCTGTGAAGAAGGAGCAGCCGAAGGGTGGTGGGGTCCTTGCTGACCTTGCCGCGAAGCGTGCTGCTCGGAGCGCTCACACCGCGGGTTGAGTCGAGGCCGGCGAACGTTGTCGGCACGTTCGGTGATTTGGCTGCTGATTTGATGGAGGCGGCTGGGAAGCCGTTGGAGCAGTGGCAGCGTGATGCGGTCGAGTTGATGATGTCGACGCGCCCGGATGGTAAGTGGTGTTGCTACGAGTATTGCGAGTGGGTGGCCCGCCAGAACGGTAAGGGCGGTTTGGGTGAGGCCCGCGCGTTGACGGGGTTCCTGGTTCTCGGTGAGGAACTGATCATCTGGTCGGCTCACGAGTACAAGACGGCGATGGAAGCGTTCCGGCGGATGCGTTCGCTGATCCGCGCGTTGGGTGAGGTTGTCTCCGAGACGCTGGTCGATGTTGACGGCGTGATGGTGAAGATCTCCAACACTAACGGTGAGGAAGGGTTCGAGCGTCTCGACAACGGGCAGCGCATCAAGTTCGTCGCTAGGTCGAAGTCGTCGGGTCGTGGCTTTTCGGGTGACGTGAATGTGATTGATGAGGCGTTCGCTTTCACCTCGGATCAGCAGGACGCGTTGATGCCGACTCTGATCGCCCGCCCGAACGCCCAGATCATCTATCTGTCGTCGCCTCCACTCACGGGCGACGCGGGTGAGGTGATGTACGAGCTGAAAGACCGCGGGGAGCGCGGCGGGGATGATTCGTTGGGGTATCGGGACTGGGGTATCGAGGGTGACCTCGAGGACCGGGACAAGATGAACCTCGACGACCACCAACTGTGGGCGCAGGCGAACCCTGCTCTCGGGTTGGGGCGCGTCACCCTCGAAACCATCCAGCGGTTGCGGAAAGCCATGTCGGCGAAGAACGCCCTGGGGTTCGCCCGTGAAGTCTTGGGGTTGTGGCCGCGTCGTCTCCAGGGAGGCGGGGCGATCAACATGGCCGACTGGGCGAAACTGTTGGACGCCGACTCAGTGCGGGATGGGGACATCGCGGTCGGAGTGGACATCGCCCCGGAGCGGGATTACGCCGCGATCGGCATGTACGGGGTCCGATCCGATGGGATCGGGCACCTGCAGATCGTGGATTACCGACCTGGAACGGATTGGATCCTTTCTAGGCTGGGTGAGATCCGTTCTGCGCTGAATCCAGTCGTTTTCGTCATGGGGAGGGCTGTTTTCGCTTCTTTGGAGGCTGATTTGGAGAAGGCTGGGTTCGCGAAATCAGTTGATGTGGACCAGCCGAAGTACGGGGATCTCGCTGTCACATCCTCGTTGGAGATGTCCGCGGCGACGGGCAACATGCTGGATGCGGTGAGACAGGGTTCGTTCCGGCACAAGGGGCAACAGGAGTTGGATTCCTCGGCTGCCGGGGCGAAGACGAAACTCACTGGCGACACGCTGGTGTGGGCGCGGAAAGACTCGGCGGCAGACACGTGCCCGTTGGTGGCGGTGTCGCTGGCGCGGTGGGGGTATGAATCTCGGGCGCATCTCGTTCGTGCAGCTGTCTATGACGTGTTGGAATCGGTCTGGTGAAGGAGTTGACGCGTGCGTAACCCCTTCCGCCGGCACAAGCCTGTCCAGGATGAGCAGCGCACACTTGACGTTGGCTCCGTCCACTACCCGTTGGGGTATGGGCCGTCGGTAGTTAATGAGGCGGTGGAGTGGCAGGCGTTCCGTCTCGCGCCGGTGTTCGCGGCTGGCCGTCTGTTGGCGTCGTCGGTTGCGTCGCTTCCGTTGCAGCAGTACTCCAAGTCTGGTGATACGCGCAGGAAGTTGCCGCTTTCGTCGCTGTTTGCTGCCCCGTCGGCGACGGGGACGCTGCATGATTGGGTGTGGCGGGCGGTGACGGCTCTCGCGTATTCGGGGAACGCGGTCGGGGTGGTGACGCAACGCAACTCGCTGGAGTATGCGACCGCGATTGAGTGGCTGCAACCTGACCGGGTCTTTGTGGAGGACGCGAACCCAGCGTTTGGTGAGCGTGGGTCGTTCACGAACCCGGTGTGGACCTATATGGGGTCGGAGATCCCGCGGGAAGACATTGTGCATATCCCGTGGTTTGTGATGCCGGGACGTGTGTGGGGGCTTTCCCCGTTGGGTGCCTATCAGTCGACGGTGCAGATCGGGCTTGATGCCCAAAAGTACAAGGCTGATTGGTTCACGAACGGTGGTGTCCCGCCGGGGCAGTTCCGTAACCAGAACCAGACGGTGGACCAGGAGAAGGCGCGCATCATCAGCGACCGCATGATGCAGTCCATCCGTTCCCGGAAGCCGTTGGTGTATGGCAGCGACTGGGAGTACACGCCGTTCGCGGTGCCGCAGTCGGATGCCCAGTTTGTTGAGACGATGCGTTTGACGGCGACGCAGATCGCGTCGATCTACGGGATCCCACCGGAGATGATCGGTGGTGAGACTGGGGCGTCGATGACGTATCAGAACGTGGAGCAGCAGGCGATCAACTTTGTTCAGTTCACGCTTCTGCCGTGGCTGACGAAGCTTGAGGACGCCATGTCGAACCTGCTGCCCCGGAACCAGTATGTGAAGTTCAATGCTGATGCGCTGGTGCGGGTTGATTCGCAAACCAGGTACTTGAATTACCGGGCGATGCGCGATATCGGCATGGCGAATGTTGATGAGCTTCGCGCTTTGGAAGATCTCGCGCCGTTGCCGTTTGACAAGGGCCAGGATTACACGCCGCTGTCGGTGATGATCGGCTGGGCGCGGCACCAGCAGGCGTTCGACCCGGCTGTTCACCAACCTGCGACGCCGCTTCCGGATGAGACACCGAACCCTGGTCTGAAGGTTGTTCAGGGGAAGCGTGATGTGTCGGAGCTCGAGTTCGGTAAGGGCTCGAAGCTGTGGAAGTACTGGACCGAGGGTGAGGGTTTGGCCAAGTGGGCTGCTGCGGTCCACAAGTGGACGGAACTTCATCGTGCGCTGATTGAGGCCGGGGTTCCCGCGCACATGGTGGATGGTTTGACGACGAACATCATCGAGCACGTTTTCCCCGGATACATGAAGACTCACGGAAAGGGGGCCTGAATGGTCTCCCGCAAGGAGCTTATCGATGCTCCTGAACGTCGGATGGTAGCCGCGGCCGAGTTCGAGTTGCGCGCGAAGGGGAACGATTCGTTGACGCTCACCGGGTATGCGTCCGTGTTCAACGCCCCCTACACCGTGTCTGGTGGTCCACCGCATGGCTGGGTGGAACGTGTCGACCCCGGTGCGTTCAAGGAGACGTTGAGTAAGAACCCGGATCTGCATCTCCTTGTCAACCATGAGGGTCTTCCTTTGGCGCGCACGAAGTCGGGCACGCTGAAGGTGGGTACGGACTCGAAGGGCCTGTTGGTGGAGGCGGACCTCGCCCAGCGGGACCCGGATGTTCAGCGTCTGCAAACGAAGATGGAACGCGGCGACCTTGATGAGATGTCGTTCGCGTTCCGCACCAAGCAGGACGAGTGGCGTGATCTCCCGGATGGGGGGGAGGAGCGGAGCCTTCTGGAGGTTTCCCTGCACAAGGGTGACGTGTCGGTGGTGAACTGGGGCGCTAACCCGGCCACGTCTGTGCAGTTGCGCAGCATCGACCAGGCGTTGGAGATGTTGGCGGCCAGCGACAGGGACATGCTCAAGGAGTTGCGCGCGATGCGCGACGGCGATTTGGTGGTGCGCGCCTATGAAACGCTGCGCGACATCATGGAGTTGCGGCGACGTAAGACTGGTCGTCTTTCGCTCGCGGAGGCCCGCGCTGTCGAGTCTGGTGTCATGGATCTGCGGGCCACGAAACCTGACGGCGGCGGTGTCGACTACGCCGACCCTGGCTACCAGAAGGACGGCAAGAAGCGGTATCCGATCGACACCGCTGACCATGTGAGGGCTGCCTGGTCGTACATCAACCAGAGCGACAACGCCGGCATGTATTCGGCTGAGCAGCTCGCGAACATCAAGGGCCGTATCAAGTCTGCGGCGAAGAAGTTCGGTATCCAAATCTCCGACTCGTAAAGCTAGCGAGTCGCCCACCTTGCGGTCCGGCACGGACTGTGGGGTCGCTTTGCGGTCCGGCACGGACCGGGGGCGCTGCCGAGGAGGCAACGAATCCACATCCGTGCTCGTCACTGAAAGGAAGTGACATGGACGAGCGTTTGAAGCGGCTCATCGCGCGGCGCGCGGCGGCAGCTGAAGAGCGTGAGCGCATGTTTGCGCAGCGCAAGGCCATCACTGATCTCGCTGAGGAAGAGGCCCGCGAGGAGTTCTCCGCCGAGGAGGACACCGAGTTCCGCGACCTCACCGGCAAGATCAAGCTGAAGGACACTGAGATCGTCGGCTACGACGAGCGGATCCAGGAATTGTCGGAGGAAGCGGAGCGGGAGAACACCCTCACCGCTGGTGCTGCCGCGGTCCGCAAGGCGCAGGCCCGCGCCCAGGTCACGTCGGAAGCCCGCACCTACGAGAAGGGCAACGGCCGGTCATACCTGCTGGACCTTGCCCGCGTGTCGCTGAACCAGGATGGTGGCGGTGACTCCCGTTCCCGCCTGGAGCGGCACGCCCAGGAGGTCGCGACCGACAAGGAATACCGTGTCGACCTCAACCGCACGGACGGCACAGGCGGGTATTTCGTGCCGCCGCTGTGGATGATGAGCGACTGGATCGCGCTGGCCCGCCCGGGTCGCGCGACGGCGAACGTGTGCCAGAACCAGGCGTTGCCGCAGGGCACCGACTCGATCAACATCCCGAAGATCGCGACCGGTGCGGCGACCGCTGTGCAGACCGCAGACAACGCGGCCGTGCAGCAGACCGACCTCACCGACACGTCGGTGACCGCCCCGGTGCGTACCATCGCCGGTCAGCAGTCGCTGGCGCTGCAGCTGCTCGAGCAGTCCCCGGTCAACTTCGACCAGGTGATCTTCGGTGACCTGGTTGCGGACTACGCGGCTCAGGTCGACAAGCAGGTCATCAACGGTACGGGTGCGTCCGGGCAGATGCTGGGCATCACCGCCACGGGCAGCATCGGGTCGGTGACCTACTCGGACACCACGCAGTCCCCGGTCACGCTGTACTCGGCGATCGCGAACGCTATCCAGACGATCCACACCACGCGGTTCCTGCCGCCGACGGTGATCGTCATGCACCCGCGCCGCTGGGCGAAGCTCCTGGCCGCGGTGGACAGCCAGAACCGGCCGCTGTTCCTGCCGTCCACAAACGGCCTGAACAACGCGATGGGTGTTCTGCAGGCTGTCGACAGCCAGTCAGTTGTCGGTCAGATGCAGGGTGTCCCAGTGGTGACGGACCCGAACATCCCCACCACCGTGTCCACCAACCAGGACGTCATCCTCGTGATGCGCGCCTCGGACCTGCTGCTGTTCGAGTCGGGTCTCCGCACCCGGGTGCTGCAGGAGGTCAAGGGCCAAAACCTGGAAGTTGTGCTGCAGGTGTACAACTACCTGGCGTTCACTGCGGCCCGCTACCCGCAGTCGGTTGTGCAGATCACCGGCGCCGGCCTGTCGACCCCGTCGTTCTGATGCACGCCGAAGCGCTCAGCTGGTTCACCGAGCGGGCCGGGCGCTTCGGCGGGCTCGGTGTGGTCGTGGATGTCGGGGGCCGCAACATCAACGGTGGTCTCCGGCATCTCTTCCCCGCCGAGCGGTACACGGGTATCGACCTTCACCCGGGCCCGGATGTCGATGTGGTGTGCGACATTCGGGCCTGGGTTCCAGGTGAACTCGCGGATGTTGTGTTGTGTGCTGAGGTGTTGGAGCACGCCGACGACGGTGAGGGTGTCGTCGCCGCGTGCCGCAAGCTCCTCAAACCTGGTGGTGTGCTGCTGCTGTCGGCTGCGGCACCGCCGCGAGCCCCGCACTCCGGGATCGATGGTGGTGCGATACGTGACGGCGAGTATTACGGCAACGTCGAACCTGACGTGTTGCGTGGCTGGTTGTCGGTGTTCTCGAGTTGCGACATCACCTATCGGGCTGATGTCGGCGATGTCTATGCGGAGGCGTGTGCGTGAAGGTTGTGCGTTCCTGGCCGAAGGAAGTCCCGGCTGGCCGGGGTCATGTGGTGGATCCGCTTCCCCGGTTCGTCATGGAAACCTACGACTACCGCGGTCTCGTGGATATCGGTGACGACCTGGTGTTGTTGGAGTGGGACATCGCGGTCAGCAAGGAAGACCTGGAACTGTTCGTCGGTCAGGCCAAGGCCGAACCAGAGCGTGTTCGGGTCGCACCGTACAAGCTGTATGCGGGGACAGGTTCGAATGAACTGCTCCCGCAGGAGGTGTGGGCGCACCGCCGCTACTTCGACGTGAACATCAAGGCGACCGCATCGTTCGTGTCCGCCGGCGACCTGACCTGCCACCTGTTCGGGCTGGGCATGGTCTATCTGCCGCACACGATTCTGCGGCGTTACGCCGAAGACTGCCCCGGTCACTTCTCCGACGGGTCGTTCTCGGCGTGGCACAACGTTCACGTCGAGGCTGAAACCCCCATCTCGTGGGACGTTCGGCCCGTGCATCTGCATTACCCGATCGAACGGATTGGACAGTCATGAGCGACAAGCCTGACACGCTCGCCCTGGCGTACGCCGAGGAATACCGGTCGTGCAAGGCCACCGGTCAGGACGACAGGATCATCGCGGTTGTTGAGGCGTTGACCCGTCTCGGCTGGAACGTGGACGACAACACTGGTGAGCTGGTGCGGGTCGGTAAAAAGGAACGCGCCGACGAAGCAGCACCGGAGAACACCGCCCAGGAAGCCCCTCAGCGACGCAGGTCTTCAGGTCGATGACTCTGCTCGCGGCCTACTCGTTCGACGAGACCGGGGGAACCGCGGTCGACTGCTCTGGCAACGGGAACAGTTTCCTGTTGTCGTCGAACGGGGTGCGGGTCACCGGCAAGAACGGTGGTGGGCTGCGGCCTGCCACGACCACGGCGATGACGCTGCCGATGGTGGGTGTGTCGAGCGCGAACCGCACGGTGATGATGTGGCTGAAGGGAACCATCGATTTTCAGGTGCCGCTGCATTGGTACAACGCGGCCGGGAACACGGCGTTGTGGGGGATCATCGGCCAGTCGGGTGCGGTGAAGATCCAGGCCCGTAACGCCACGAATGTCGCGCAAGCGTCGGCGACGTGGGACACCACGGCGTGGCATCACGTTGCCGGCACCTATGACGGCGCGGTCGTCAGGTTGTATGTGGATGGGGCGCTGGCGGATTCGGCGAGGCTTCGTGGTCCTCTGCGCACGGATGTCGACGCGGTGCAGATGGGTGGCTGGAACGGCCCTGATGTCGGGTTCGACGATGTGCGGATCTATGACGTCTGTCTGGATCCTCCCGCGATTGAGGCGGCAGCTGCTGCCCCGGTGGTGGAGAACTCGCTGGCTGCGCACGCCGCTCTCGCGGTGCATACGGGGTTCGTGGCGCGCATCAAGGCGGCGATGCTGGAGCAGGCCGTGATCATCGGCCAGGCGGTGTTGGCCATGGAGTCACCGAGCGCCATCGACAAGTCGCGGCTGATCCTCGCCCAGTCTTCCTTGGCTGATCCGGTGTCGTATGGGTCCCGGTTTTCGTGGGCGGTGGCGTGTGACCCGGATGTTGATGTGACGGTGGATGACGCGGCGGTCGTGCAGAAGGTCGTCGCGGCGTGGAATTTGATCGCTGGGGTTTCGGTCTAGAAGGGGGGAGCCATGCCTTGGCCTTACTGCCCGAACTGTCAGGCGTCGCACAGGCAGTTCATGACGATGGTGCGCGACGTTGCGGGAAACCCGCTGGCGTGGGCGTGCTCGAATTGTCAGCACTGGATTCGCACCGTGGAACGTATCGGGGATGCCACTGTGGCCGCCCAGATGGCGACCTACGGGTCGGAGTTCATCCCCGCCAACACTGTGGTTCAGGATCCGACGCTCGGAACCCGATACTCGTGCGGCAACACCTGTGACCTCGTGTTGAGTAATGGGGCTGCGTATTGTACTTGCGGATTGAACGGGCTCCCTAGTCCGTGACCGCGACAGTAGCGGCCGCCTCAGCGGGAACCGGTGCTAGCGGAACCTACACGGTCACCATTCCGACGGGGACCGCGAACGGTGACCTGCTGATCGCGGTCAACACCTCGGACTCCAGTACCCTCGCCGCCAGCCCTATCCCGACCGGGTTTACGGCGTTGTCGACCGCAAGCTACGACGGTGGCGCGAACTCGATTCACGTCGCCATCGGCTACCGGATCGCCTCGTCGGAGCCAGCCAGCTACACGTTCACGGTGGGCACTGGCTCAGACAACGCGGGGTGCCTGTTGCGGGTCACGGGTCACGACACCACACCAACGATCGCGCAAGTCGCGCCGTCCGCGTTCGCTGCCGCTGGCGCTGTGGTGGCGCCAAGCATCGTCCCTAACACGGCGACGGATCTGCTGATCTGTTTCGCCTGTTCTGATGGGGCGAACGGCACGGGCACCGTGACGTGGACTCCCCCGTCGGGGATGACCGAACAGGTTGATACGCAGTCGGCCACGTTCACGTCGTTGACGGTGGCGTCGCTGCAGAACCCGTCGAACCCGTCGGGAACCAAGACATTCACGTCGTCACCGGGTAACGACCACGGCGGGGCGTGCACGATCTCGATCAAGTCGGCTGCCGCGGGCGGGACACCTGCGGTGCCGGTCTATCAGACATCCCAGTACGGGAGTTTCCACTGAAAGGGAATCGATGACCACCATCGCCAACGTCGTCTTGTACGACGTGGAAGCCGTTTCGCACCAGTCTTCCGTCAGCGCATCGGCGGGCGATGAGGTGTCGCTTTCGGTCTCGTGCCCAACAGGCAAGGTCGCTATCGGCGGCGGCGGCGATACGGACCACAAGGAGGCCGTCGTCACGGCATCGGTCCCCACAAGCTTCAACGCCGCCGGTCTTCCGACCGCATGGCAGCTGCGGGTGCTGAACACATCCGGCAGCACCCTGACCATCACGGTCACCACTTGGGCGATTACCGCCCGCGTCGCAGGGGTCTAAGGAGTAGAACATGGCTCGCTATTCAGCCCAGGTGAAGTCTGCGTCGGCACTCGCTGTTGACACCGCATTCGCCGCACTCGTTCCGGCCGCAGCGGTGGCGTGCAAACTCCGCCGGGTGACGCTGGGCGTAGTGGCAGGCGCGACCACGCCCACGTCGCAGCAGTTGACCATCGGGATCAACCGCGGTACCGCCCGAGGAACTGCGACCACAACCGTGGCAGGGCAGAAACTCGATCCTCGGTCGGCAGCTTCCGGCATCACCGGCCTGGACACCGTGTGGTCGACGCCGCCCACATTCTCGGTTAGCGCGGACCAGTACAGGGTCAGCTTCAACTCGCAGTCCGGTGTGGACCTGCCGTGGGAACTGCTGGAGGAGTTCGTGTCCGATGTCGGCACGGCGAACCCGCTGGTGTTCGTCAACCGCGACAATGCGCTTCCCGCTTCGCACTCGTACGTCCTCAGTGTCGAATGGGAAGAATGATGGAGTATCGGATGGAGTAAGGTGGTAATCGGAGGTAAGCCGATGCCACTTGCTCAAGGCGACCACAAGATTTGCTCATCTTGTCGCCAGGAATTTCCGCTCTCTGGATTCGACCAAAACCGGGCGCAGCGAGACGGTTTGCACAACCAGTGCAGGACGTGCGCGGCTGCGGCACGTAAGAAGAGCCAACTGAAGGATCTTCCGAGGTGGCGCGAGTATCAGAAGTCTTGGAACCGCAAGGCGCGATACGGACTCACTGATGAAGAGTTCGCCCGGATGACAGTCAAGGCTGGCGGCCGATGCGAAGTTTGCGGCGACGAACCGCGCGAGCCCTTCATGAGACTCGATATCGATCATTGCCATGCTTCTGGCAAGGTCCGCGGGCTCTTGTGCCGCCCCTGCAATACCGCCTTAGGCGCAGTGAGGGACGAGCCAAAGAGGCTGCTGGCTCTCATTAAGTACCTGGAGAAGCACACGGGAGAGTAGATGCGATGAACCGTCGCTGGCGGAATCTGACCACTCGGAGCCGTCAGCGTCGGTTTGACCCGCCTTTCGTTGGTCTTGCGCCCGCGGCGCCGACGACACCGGTTGTCTTCAAGTCGTCGCGACGCCGTACATCGGTAGTGGCGCGGCGGGGCGAGTTCTTCCCGCTGGTATCTGTTCAGCAGCTTCCGCCGGGCCGGGTGGAGCCGACCCCGAAGCGGATCGGGAAGGCGCGGCGAGGTTCGTTCTTCGCGATCGTCCCGCAAGCTCTCGCGGCCGGTCCAGCGCCGTTGGTGCCCATCATGGCGGCAACTCGACGGCCTCGGCCGACGATGGAGCCGCGTCGGGGCGCCCACTTTGCCGCGCCGCTACAGGGCGCAGTCGCGGGTACTGCGCCTCTCGTTCCGTCGCTACAGCGGCAGACTCGCCGCCCGCAGCTTTCGGTTCGGCGTGGCGAGTTCCTGCCGCAGCCGTGGCCCCAGGTCACGCCAACTCCAGCGGGTTTCGTTCCCCGGCAGACGCGTCGGCAGACGCGAGCACTGCGGATTCGGCGCGGCGAGTTCGTACTCGTCCCGCCGACTTCGACCCCTGCAGCCGCGCCAACGCTGACACCGAAACTGCTGCGGGCGGCATCGCGGCGGCTGGTGATCACACGTTCCGGGTCGTTCGTGGCCGTGCCACTGGCTGGTGCGACCCCAGCAACTCCTGGCTTCGTGTGTCAGGACTTCAGCGCCACCGTCACGGTCGACGCCTACGCCAGTTCCGTCACGGTCGACACCTACGCGGGGACGGTCACGGTCGACGCCTACAGCGCCACGGTGTCCATCGACGCCTACGGCGGCACAGCAACCAACTGCGGGAGGTGACATGGCAGTAGAGCAGGACATCTCCCTGAACGAAAACAACGACGAGAACATCAAGGTCACGATCACCACCAATGTACCGACCGTGGGGACCGTGCTGGACCTGACCGGGAAGTCGCTTGAGGCGTTTCTCAAGCCCAGCAAGGCGACAGCCGATATCGACGGCTCGGTCTGGAAGGGAACCACAACGGGCGGCCAGATCACCGTCACCGACGCGGTGAACGGCAAGGCCACCATATCTGTCCCCGCAGCCTCGGTCACAACCTCCATGGGTTGGTGGCGCTGCGATGTTGTGTCCGGTGGCCTCCGCAAGACAGCGGTCTACGGCGTCGTCACGGTGGTGGATCTCTGATGGCGATCGACCTCGGCGACGTTTACCGGTGCAGCTTCACCCTGACCTCGCCAGCCGGGGGCTTGGTGAACGGCGGCACGGTCACCATCACGATCGTCCTACCAGACGGCACCAGCACCATCCCAGTGACCGTTTCCCCAACCTCGACCGGCGTCTACACCTACGACTACCAAACCACCCAGGCTGGGCGGCACGTCGCGCAATGGGTGAGCACGGGGGCGAATCCGGGAGCCTACGTCGACGCGTTCGATGTTCTCCCCGCTAACGCGCCGTATCTGATTTCCTTGGCGGACGCGAAAGCCCAACTGAACATCACCTCCACAACACAGGACGAGGAGATCCGCGACTACCTCGGCGGCATCACCACAGTCATCGAGGAACACCTCGGCCAAGCCGTGGTGCGCAAGTCCTACACCGAGCAGCAGGACGCATGCGGTGGAGCCTTCGTGTTGAACTGGTCGCCTGTGGTGTCCCTGACCTCTGTGGCGTTGTTGGATGGCACGTACACGTTCGACGTGTCCACCCTGGCCGTGTCTGCGGCAGGCGTGGTCACGTCTCCGAATGGAATCGCACCGTACGGCCGGGTGACGGTCACCTACACTGCCGGCCGGTCAATCATCCCCGGGAACTATCTGCTGGCGGCACGCATCATCCTGCAACACCTGTGGGAAACCCAGCGCGGAACCAAAGGCGCTGGCAGGTTCGGCGGTCTTGAGGATTCGATGCAACTCGGCACCGGGCACATGGGTTACGCAATCCCAAACCGCGCTGTCGAACTCCTCGGCGGCGGAATACCAGGAATCGCCTGATGGAATCACGGATCCCAGCCACGGTCGACGCGATCGTGACCGCCCTTCAAACCGCCGGGCTCAACGTCCTCGACGGCCCCGTCCTCACCGGCGACCCATCGGATGTGGTGTTGATCGGATTCGACGGGGACAACGAAGGCGAACAACAGGCCGCAACCAACACCCAAACCTGGGCGGGGATCGGCGCGAAGAAACGCGACGAAGAGTTCGAGATCATCGGCGCCATCTGTGTCCTCGTCGGGGGCTCCGACCCGTCGTGGAAGTCCACCCGGGATAGAACGTTCAGCTACCTCGAGACCATGGGGCAAACGCTACGTGCGAACCCATCGTTGGGGCAGTCACCGCCGTTCGTTGCCGAACTCATCCCTGGTGACTACTTCCAAGAGAACACCACCGTCGGATACCAGGCCCGCATCGTTTTCCGCATCCATGTCAAGACCCGCGTCTAAGGAGCGTCAATGAAACTCCGTGTCCGTCCGGACCACCCGGATGTCGACCTGTTCAACCCGGCGGGTCACCCGGACTCGATCCCCGTCAAGAGCGGAGACGAGATCGAGGTTCCCGGGGAGATCTCGAAGGATAGCCCCGAAGATGCGTACCTCATCGGTGACCGCCTCTGGCCCAAGGCCGTGTGGGAGCTGGTGGAGAACACACCCGCCAAAGTTAAGGAGAGCTGACGATGCCCACTGGGACCGGGCTTGATGCCCAAATCGGGTTCGGCGCAGAGTCCACGTGGGGCACTGCGGTCACTCCGACGAGGTTCATCGAGTTCAACAGCGAATCGCTGCAGAAAGACGTCACCTGGCTTGAGCCGAGCGCGTTGCACACCGGCATCAAGTACAAGAGGGCCTCACGGATCCGCCAGTCCAGGTTCTCGGTGTCGGGGGATGTGGAGTTCGACATCAACACCCTCGGTATGGGCCTGTTCGTCAGGAACATGCTGGGTTCGGCGGTCACCACCACGACCCTGATCTCGGGCACCGCCTACAAGCAGGTCCATACACCTGGCGGTTTGCAAGGGTTGGGGTTGACCTGCCAGGTGGGTCGTCCTGAGCCGGCGTCTGGCACGGTGTACCCGTTCACGTTCGCCGGCTGCAAGGTCGACAAGTGGGCGTTCACGCTGAAGGACAACGACACCCCGTCGTTGAAGCTCACCTTGGATGGCCGGTCGGAGAGCACCGCCACCGCGTTGACGACGGCCTCGTTCCTGTCGGGTGCGACGACGTTCGATTTCAGCCAGGCCACCCTCAAGCTTGGTGGCACCGCGACCACAGCATCTGGTGAGACCACGATCGCGTCAGGTGTTGCTGCCGCAACCATCATCAACTCGATCACCATCACCGGTGACACGAAATTGGCGGCTGACAGGTTCGGTATCGGCAACGCTGGTTTGAAGGCGCAGCAGCTGGAGAACGGTATCCCCACCCTCACAGGGAAGCTCGACGCGGAGTTCGGCAAAACCGAACTGTACGATGTGTTCTCGGCGAACACGACGGTCGCGATGCAGCTCGACCTCACGGGCGCGGTGATCTCTGGCGGTAACAACTACCTGTTCAGCATCATCCTCCCAGCGGTGAAGCTGAAGTCCGCGCAGCCGAACGTGAAGAGCGCCGACATTGTGGGGATGGCGACCGACTTCGAGGTGTACTCCGACGAGGTGAACCCCGTCATCCAAATCAAGATTGTGTCGACCGAGTCGACCACGATCTGATGCCCCCGATCCGGGTCAGTGTTTCGGCGCAGAACGTCCACCAGTATCGACAGTTGGCGCGCACGCTCCGCGAAACTGGCCAGACGGATCTACGGAAGAAGTTGCGGCAAGCCATCAACGACGCCGGGAGACCCGTGTTGGATGAGGTGAAAGAGCGTGTCAGCACGCTGCATGTCACGTCATCCCGCGGTGGTGGCGGGATGCAGCGTGCCAGGTTCAAAGCGTCACGGGCACGTACCGTGAAAGCGCGGGACAGGTTGCTGCGCAAGGGTAGGGGTCTTCGGTCGGAGATCTCTTCTGCAACGAAACTGCAGATCACCACCAAGGGGGTGCGGTTCTACGTCAACTCCCAGCTGCTCCCTGCAGATCAGCAGAGTCTCCCTCGGCATTTGGATTCGCCGACGGGATGGCGACACCCCGTGTTCGGCAACAAATCGAACTGGGTGTCGCAGAAGGGTGGCCCGTGGTTCGCGGACACCATCAAGAAAAGGGCGCCGAGTTTCCGCCAAGCCATCGTGAAGGCGATGGACGACGTGGCGAAGGAACTCGAAAGTTAGGGGAAACATGCCGAAGTTCACGCTCGATGGGGAAACCTACGAGTACGACGGGAAGCTGACCGTCAAAGACGCGCGGTTCCTGTGGGAGAAAGCTGGGATCGGGATCGGCCGGCTCAACGTTGCCCTAATCGTTGAGGGCCAACCGGATGTGATCGCGGCGTTCATGTACCTGCTGAAGCGCCGCAACGGTGAGGCCATCAAGTGGGGGGACGTCGACGACTGGGATCTCTCCACGTTTATGCCAGTCACGGACGATCCGAAGCAGCTGCGTATCGACCGCCAACGGTTGATGGATCGAGTCGACTACATCGACGAGCAGCTCGCTGCGACCGACGATGACACGGAAGCGCCCAATGTCGTGGAGGAGCCCGAGGCGGCGCCGGACCCTACCCGCAATGGCAAAACCCGGAGGCGCGCTACCACAAATACCTAGTCGCCCTCACTGATCGCTTCTCGTTGCGCCCCAAAGACATCAACGGACTCACGATTTTCGAGTTCGACCTGTACGCGAGAGCCATCGACCGACTTGTCGCTGAGCACGAAAGGGGTG